GTGTGTATGCTTATATAAAATCTCTCAGCGTCTTTTAATTTCTCGGTTCTCACAAAAGCCACTGTTAATACTTCGTCCTGCGTGTAGGATATGGGGTAGATATTAGGGTAACGGATAAGGTCTAACTTCACTTTCCCGCCGCTTATCTTCTCGCCCGTCTTTACGATGTCCGCGCTGGCTAGAAGTACCGAAGTGCCTAAAGCGTAAGCGGATATGGCGGCGTTGTTAAGTTTTGCCCTGAATCCGGTCGTTTTGGCAAGTTCGTTAAATTTCTTCGTCTCTGCGTCGTTTTTAAGGGTTACTTGAAAAGTCTCGCTGAACAGGGAAGTCGCCCATTTCTTTACTATTTGTTTGGCAAGGCGCATTGAACGCCTTTTGACTTCATGGGTGCTTATGCCGTTAAACCTCTTGTAAGAGTGAATGTCGGGAACGTCGCCGACGTAATAGCTTTCCCATAACTTCACGTTTTTGCTGTATTCGTCCCTCTCTGTGGATATTGTGGTGGGATCAAAGTCAAGTTTTTTCCCCTTCCTGTCGGCTCTTTTGGCGTATTGGCTTAATACTTCGTATACTGTCATAGGGGGAATTGTAAGGGAAAGGGGGAATTAAACAATATCAGGGTTTACGCTTGCTTATCTACGCACAGCCAGTGTTCTATCAAACAGGTTATTGTTTCTTCCTGTTCCTTTGTAAGCATATCAAGATAAATCGAGTAATCAGGCATACCCATTAAATTATCCGTGCTTACTTTTAACCCTAATGCAAGTTTTAAGATATTCATTGCGCTTGGCAGTCTTGATCCAATTTCAAATTGCGCTATAGAAGTAATTGCTATTCCAGATTTTTCAGATAATTCTTTTTGCGTAAGCTTTCTTTTTTCCCTTGCTTTTTTTAACCGTTTTGGCAGTTCGCTTTTTAAGTCAATTTCCATGTGTTTCCCCTTTAAGAAGCAATAACCTTTAATCCGTGTTTGTACTGGTGCGGCTCTTTAGCCCGATAAGCGGACAGATAGGCGGCGTAGGAATTTATCGAGTATTCAAAACTGTCAAGAGCGCAAATATCGGTAGTGCCATTATCCAACCTTATGGGCTTGCCCTCTGTTTTCTGCTTTTCAACGTCCCATAGCGCGGTGGCNNCTATTAAACCTTTTTCCCTTATCTTTTTTCTTATCTGGTTATTAAGAGCCATTCCGCCAGCCCATTCAGCGTACAAAACCACGTCAATTTTATACCGCTCTTTTAACCCTTTAAGGAATTCAACTACCCATTCCGCCAGTTCGTCAGCGTCATAGTCGGCTTTGAAATAATCCTCAGCTATGGCATAGACTTTCTCAAAACCTATGGTAATGGCGGTCGCCTCTAATACCGTCTTGCCCTTTTTAGTGCCGTCCCCCTGTTCCCCCGAGCCGTAGTCCAATCCTACCGTGATAATCGCTATTTTCTCATCGGCGGGAATATCAGGCACATAGAATTGATCGGGCTTGTCGTTGAAAGTGCCGTAAATTAAACCTTCGGCGTTTCCCCAGTTTCCCAATCCCTCTACTGCATACCTTCTGGGGCTGTTCGCTTTCATTTTCTCAAATATGGCTTTGTCGTCCTCGCCCAGAAATTCATTGCAGGTGTAATCGGTCGTAAGGGTGAAAGTGAATTCATCTGGATTGTCAAAAAACCTTGATTTAAGCCAAGTAAGCATATTCCACGGGTTAAAAGTTAAAGTTAATTGTTTAAAGAGCGGGTAGGGGACTTCGCCCCTTATGCTCATGTCTAACTTGTTAAAATCGGTCTCGTCCTGTATCTGGTAGGCTTCTTCCACCCACACCCACACTAATTGCCCTTCTTCTACCGTGATAGAAGTTATGCTGTCGGGATCGTCCATGCCCCTGAATAGAATTACCTGTCCGCTAGGCTCATAGGTTAAAGTGTGTTCGCCTTTGGGTATCTTCCACAAACTAGTTACCCCAAGTCTTTTAATCGCCCAGATTAATTGACTGCGGGTGGAATTCTTATGCGTGTTAAAGTACCGCCTGATTACTAACAGGCAGGGTTTTACCGAGTACTTGTGATAGTACTTCATCATGTTATAGACAAACCATAAGGCGGTGGTGCAGGACTTCTTGGAAGCGCGTCCGCCTTTTACTACCCTGTAGCGTTTTTTGGTTTTCCAGAAATCGTTGTAGTTTTTGCCTACTATTTTTGGTAGGTTTACTTTATGCTGGCTCACCTAGTTCCCCTTCGTAAAAGGCGGGCGCGGTAAAATCTTCCGTCTCACTAGGCTCTATTTTATCTTTCCACTTGTAGCGGTTTTTCATATTAAAAATCCATGTAGCGGGCTGTATCCTTATCTTCCCTTGACTGCCTTCCCTGCCAAGTTTCATCCACCATGCCTCAGAAAGCTCTAAACCCTTTTTATAGGCGTTTGAAAAGTCGGGATATTGGTCTACCCAATCATAAAAAGCCTGTTTCCATATTCCCAACTTGACGCATACTTCGGCAACCGATTCGCCATTTTTGAACATAAGCGGTAATTTATCGCATAAGGCAGGTGTATATTTAGTTGGTCTACCAATTTTACTTTTGGTTTTCGTTGGCACTTTAGCCATACGGTTTATTTTATAGATTTAGGGATATATAAACGATATTTACTTTAGGTTAAAATGCGCCGTCTACGTCCAGAATAAATTCGCGCATGGTTTTCCCATTCTTCGCCTTAAAGTTATCCAGCATTTCGTCAATTGTGTCGTATGCCCACCATTTACCGTGTTCAATACAGTCTGATATGCTAAATTTCCCATTTGACCAGCAAGTCTGGTATTCTTCCCCATTATATTCAAAACGGTACTCACATCCGTTAATATCAAACTCTTTGAGAAATTCTTCTATGCTTTCAAATTTGTCATTTTCGTTTATATCCCTGTACATTATAACCCTCCAATCACTAATTTTTAGCCTGTAATGCTTTTATTATTTTAGCGTACTTTCTTTTATCTGCGCTAGTCAAGTCAAAATGTCCTTTAATTCTTTTCCCATTTTTATCATATAGATTTTTATGTAGACTTATTTTGCCATTAACATCATGTATATCAATATCGGAAACCGGCAATCTGTTTTTGCCATAATTTCTTTGCCGTATATAATTACCATCTTTATCTAAAACTACATATTTTGAATTAGGTGAATTCGACATCATCGGCAAATCAGGTTGTCTTTTGGGGTGTATAGACTTTAAGACTTTAACGCCAGCAACGATTTTAACCGCTCTATATTCATAAACCCGCTCGCCCAGCGGATTCATCATTGCGCCCCTGCCGCCCACATCATGCCCCTTTTTTCAGCTTTCTTTTTAAGAATTGGCTGTAACTGTCATAAGTAATAATACGGGTTTTGCAAGTATTAAATAATTCTTTCATCGGTCTGCCGTAACTGATAATTATTGTGGGTTTTAATGTTTCAATCATGCGGTTAAATCCTTCGGTAAAATAATAAACGCTTTCTTTGCTTGACAGACAGCCGTTTGTGCTTATCGCAACCGTACTGTATTGGGGTAATCCTTCAAAACAAAAACTATAACTGCGTTCATTACTCCAGCCGACACTTGGGATTACGTCAATACCCGCTTGGGAATAATACGCCGCTAAAACCCTGTTCCTGTATACGTTCCATATTTGTACCGCTATCGGCATATCAATAAACAAACTGAAATCAGGGGAAATAATGCCCTTATATCTCGACAGTATAGGTAAATACCTATCAGGGTTGCGCCACACCCTGTCAAACTGGTAATCGTCTATGAAAAAGTGTACATAGCCGTCATTATCCGCCTCAGGTGATAAGGCAAAGTTAAAAGGAATTATTTTTTTAGGAACGGAATGTGTAGCCCTTAAAATAGGCACATTGTTTCTTGTTGTCAATTCTAGGTTATTTATACAGTTTATGTTATATGCGTTAAATCTTTTTATATCTGCTCGATCTTTTTTCATTTTACGCTATATTCTTGAATAAACCGCCCTGAGCCTATGGTATCCGTTTTTTAAGGGTGAACAATATCCCACGGATATTCCCTTATAAGGCCGCCCCAAATTTCCTTTAAGCTGTCTTTCATAAATAACGGAATTTTCAATTTTCCGCATTGATAGACAATATCTTCTACCCATTCATATTCAGGGATAATTTTGCCTTTTCTGTTTCCAGTTTCGCTTCCCACTATCACCCATTTCCAATGAGGGTTATGGTTTACGTCTACAAACCATTCATCAACGCCCATGTATTCCATTAGTGGTTCTATGCTTAAAAAATCTATGTTACCCCAAAACAAACACGCCTGTTTTAATTGTTTTTCGGTCGTTACGCTCACGCCAAAATACATATTTGTATCTAATGGCAGAATTCCCTTGTCGCGTAGTTCGTTGTATCTCTTATAATTTTTTGTAAGAAATATATACCGGTGTTGAGGGGCTTTTTTGCAAGCGTCAAAGACTTGCTGTATCCATTCATCGGGTATCCAGTCGCCGAAGAGATCAGCCATAGAGCAGACAAATATGTTTTGCGGTGTTTTTACTTTTTGTGGATCGTCCAGTCGGCTTGCGTGAAACGTCGGCTTAAAATCCCCGCCTTTGCCCGCAAATCTTTTAGTCATTCTTGCGGCGTAACAGTAAGGACAGCCCGCGAGACAGCCGACGACGGGATTCCATGTGTAATCGCACCATTCAATTTTACTTTTGTTCATTTCTTTCCCTTTTATCTTTCCGCTTTTTATTCTCCATCGCGTTTATCCTTATCATAACCACCAACTGGACTATCCCCACTACTAAAATAAAGAACGAGTAATTGGCTTTAAGGGCTTCGGATAAGATGTTATGAAACATTGTCTTTTGGCGGCAATAGTTTCTGTCCGCAATGAGGGCAGAAGGAAGTGGGATTAAAGTAATGGTTATCACATTTTGGGCAAACAAATTCAAAACCACTTTTTTTCCACCGTAACGGCTCGTTAAAATCCCGTTCCCATTTCTCATTCAGAGCGGCGGTTATAAAATCCGCCACGCTATTACCGCCTTCCCTAACAATTAAAATATTCCTACGCGGATATACGTTGTCTCTAATACAAAGTCCATTAGAAGAAATGCCCGCTACTGTAAACGGCGGCTTTAATAAATCTTTTAATTCTTGGCACATAATTACTCCTTAAAACAACTCATTGTTTTTTATTTCATCCTTTTGTAAATTGGGATCATTGCCATAATAATCCCACCCTTCTCTTTTATTCCTTGCAAACAGTTCTAATTTTGGGCAGTCTTTGCCAAACATATCCTCAAGCATTAAATATACTGATTCAGGTTTTTTGCTATGAATTGTTGCTTGTTCTCTGATAACTGTTGTATACTTACCCCTACATTCTTTTCTTGGCATGAGCATAAGAGTAGGCGTATAAAACCACAATAAATATTCGTGAGTAAATCTCACAGTAAACGCCGGAGCTACACCGTTAGTTTTATCCCAAATAAACCTTGCGTGTAACTTATAAGGCATAAACATTTTTTCCGTCTCATGCAAATATTTATCTATAGTCCAGACAAAAACATTATGTTTCGGTGTAGTATTATTGGCTAAAATATGTACATGAAATTTCTGAATTTCCTCTAAAGACATTGTTGAATAGTCCAGTTCTCTTTTTTGATTCGGTCTTGCTTTTCTTATGCCGCCTTTTTGCTGTTCCCACGGCGGATCGGAGTAAATTATTGAATATTTATTATTACTATTATCAATGTCTACAAAACTCATAATCTCTCCCTCCAATATATTTACTCACCCATAGGGGTTAATGAATTCCTCCTAGATTTATTTTTTACCGCCTGCATTCTGCTCCGTTCATTTAGCCAAGTAAAGTAAGGATCAGGAACAATATCCCTTAATTCGATACACCAATCAGGCACTTCGCCAAGTACAAAAAACATAGGCGATAAAATAAAAAAGATAGGCAGTACAATAACTATCCACGGCAGTATTAAAAAAATAAAGCCGATAGAATATAAAATCCAATATTCTCTGATTTCTTTTTTGGTTAAATCTTTTTTTATTTCATAATCCATCTTTCTCCCCCTGTGTTTTTATCCGCCATACAGCGGATAGTCATTTCTGCGATAGTTCCCACATTCTAATGGCTTCCTCTTTAGTACGATAAAATTCGCCTAAATTAGTTCTTAATCCGCAATTCGGACATTTTATGCACCATGTATGAACTAACTTTGTTACTACCGGTTTTGAACAACATTTCTTACACGGCGTTAAAGTTTTTTTTGCTCATATTCTCCTCCTATGTATTTTTACGCAAATCTTGCGTATTTTCCTTCAAAATAAAACTTTCACAAATTCCTTTTCTGCTGTCTTCTGCTTCGCACCCTATACATATCCCGCAGGGCGTGTCCAAGCCTTTGATAATGTTTTGCATTATTAACATAACGCCGTGAATTTCGTCCAACTCGGTTTTTATGCCGTCAATTATTTTCATCGCTCCTCCTTTTTTATATATTCAAGAAATAACTCTGTGCAAGTTGCTATTGGAAATAAACGACAATTCAAGTTTATAACACAATTTCTACATGATACGTTGCGAAAATAATGCGCCAAACCCTCCCAATCCCCATCATCAACCATTTTTTTTAGTACTTCCATTTCTTACCTCCCGTCCGTTGTTTTGCTTCCATGCCTCATGCCGTCAACACTGGGCGAATAATCGACAATTTTGAATATCACGCTCTTGCCGTCTTTGCGGTTATCTCCTTCGCATCTGAAAGCCATACAAATATTTTTGGTTAGGTGTTCCCACTTTAGCGGCTTAAAAATACATGAATCACAACCATTACTTTCTACTGCCACTATCGCCTTGCCTGTCTCTAATTCAATCATGCTTTACTCCTCATGCTCCCAATTTTTCAATTTCTCGCTTCTTAACAAGCAGTTTAATAATTTTCACTTTCCGATATTTGTCGTCATAGTCGTTCTCTAGTCGCTGTAATTCTTCCTCGATTTTTAACAACTTGTTTTGTTTCCTTGTATGTTGCGCCTTGATCTTCATCTCCTCCGTGCGGTGCTTGCCGAACATTCCGCCCCTGCTGGTAGTTTTTCTTTTTCTGTCTTTAACAACACCATTGAATATCTGACTTTCCCTGATATAATATCTTACGGTCTGCCTATGCACCCCGAACCTTTGCCCTATTTCAACATTGTTTTTACCTTCGCGGATCATCTCGCATATTTCTTCTTCATGTCCAGTTAATTTAACACGGTCGGCTTTTCCGGCTTTTCGTCCTAATTTTTTTCCGCTCGCTTTAACTCTTGCCAACGCTTCTTTTGTGCGGCGTGAAATCATATCCCTCTCAATTTCCGCGGCAAGGGAAAACGCAAACGCCAAAACTTTTGACTGTATATTGTCGCCTAACTCATAATTGTCTTTTACGGTTATCACTTTAATTCCGTTCTTCATGCAGAATTCCAGTATTCTCATAACCATATACATATTTCTTCCAAGCCTCGATAATTCGCTCGCTATTATCAAGTCGCCGTCTTTTAACTTTTCCATTAGTTTTCCCAATTTTCTTTTTTCCGGCTCTTTAGTGCCTGACACGCCGTGATCAACTATGTATTCGTCAATTTGCAAGCCCATTCTTCTGGCTTTGTCGTCAACGCCCATTCTCTGGTTGTTTTCATCTTGTTGATCTGTGCTTACCCTTAAATATCCGTATGTCATTTTCTCATGCTCTCCCAATTAAAATTAATTATCAAAACGGCACATGGTTATCAATAACTTTGTTTTGCATAACAGGATCAAGATCATGGTGCGATAAACAAAAGCAGTAATAGGCGTTTGCCCCCGCTTTGCGCATATCGACTATATCCCCGCCCCTTAACATGACATCGGCGCATATTTTGGCGTCGCCCTCGAAATCGCCCTTCGGTTTCCTGTTCATGTATAAGCAAGCCCGCAAATATAAAAAGTTTTCCAGTTCCTTGACCGTCAAATTATCCGGCAACTCGTATTTTAATAACGCCGCTTTAATTCTTTTTTCTTCCGCCTTTTCTTTCTCGCGGGCTATAAAGCATTTTTGTTGAAACGTCAGTTTGTCCGCAGGCTCGCCGTAAAACCTTAAAGCGTAACAGGGCAAATTCCTTCTCATTTTTTCGGTGTTCATTTTTTTACCTTGTCTTGGTTCACCTGCCAGTACCCGTCATTAAACAACAAGTGTAAATAATTGTCGGGAATGTCCCTGCCCGTTATGCTCAACATTCCCTCTTCGGGCTTGTTCTTATTGTTCCTGTCCAGCCTTAAAAGGGAATCCGCCGCGCCCACCCAGCCCTGACTTCCTATAACGCCCGCCGTCCAGTCGCCGTTCTCATTCTCGTTCTTCTTGGTGTGGGTAACGCAAATTATAGACACCTGATAATTATCCGCTATGTCTTTCAACTGCCTTATTAATCTTGTGGTTTCATGGTAATCGTTGCCGTCTTTTATGTCCGTCCAGAACGCGCCTATAGTGTCTATTATTATCACTCTCGCGCCGGTTTCCTTTATTCCCCTGATAATGTCGGCGTTTCCATTTGCTTTCTCGCAAAACCATAAATTGTCTTTCCATCCCTCTCTTCCGGTAAGTTTGGAAAGCCTGTATTTGCACCTTCTCGCGCTGTCCTCAAGGGTAAAATATAAAACGGGCACTTGTTTGGCTTTTTTGTCAAATATTGATATTCCCCTCGTTATGGTGTCGGCTAACAACAAGAGCAACCAGCTTTTGCCTTTTTTCGGCGCGCCCATTAATATCGTCAATCCTACGGGAATGAAGCTGTCAATTATAAATTCGGTGTTTTTAAAATTCTTTTTTTCCAGTTCGGACGCTCTTATAAATTCCGTCCTGCCGTTTTTTTCGGCTATCCTGTCTAGTTCGGTTTTTAAGTCCATTATCTGC